GGCGCCCAATCCATCCTTTTCCAAGGAATAAAAACCCATACATGAATATTTTTTTTTCTTTTGTTATTCAAATAATTAGTCTATCACTAGAATTTATTTCTTTTTGTTATTTCTAGTAGAATATTTTCTTCCAGGTTAGACTAGACTAGTAGAATTTTATTCTAACAGGGGTAGCCAGGGGATGTGTCGTGGGGGGTACTAGGGGGTTTGTATACCCTCCAGACATAATTTTGGGAAAAATAACCTTGTCAACTTTATGGATTATTCTGCTAGTCATTTTATCTATCATTTAGTAATTTCACCTGTCCACCTTAAGTCTATCTATACTTTAAATCTAGTAGATAATAAACTAATAAAACTCGTAGACAGTAATCTAATTTATAATACTTTAAATCAATTTCAGGAAAGAGTCAATATGAGCTCAGACAAGAAAAAAAGAGAATATACTGAACTACAACAGAAGTTCCTTGACTGTGTTCTCGATGATAATCATAAGGGAGATATCCGTAAGGCAATGATGACTGCCGGTTACTCTCCCACCATGCCGACTTCTGCTGTAATTAAATCTCTATCAGAAGAACTAATAGAGTTGGCCAAGAACGTTGTGGCTGCAAATTCAATTAAAGCAGTCTTCTCGACATTGGACATTTTAGATAATCCGGCATCTCTGGGAGCCAGCAATAAACTCAAAGCAGCTCAAACTATTCTAGATAGAGCTGGAATCAAAAAAGAAGAATCTCAAGACATTAATCTAAAAGTTCCTCAAGGTGGTCTAGTTATTCTCCCTGCAAAAGAAGTAGAGGCAGAAATAGAAACGGCAGAAACGGATGAAAAAGGAAGAAGTACTACAGAATAAATCTCTTTCTGATCTTTCAGAGAAATACCCTCCTCGTCCTTGTCACAACAAAGCTGCATATGGATTTAAGAAAGACGGGAGAGTTCAAACTCTGTCATATCCAACCATAGCCTTTCTTGACCAAGCATTGGATTTTCTGGATGAAGGAAGAACTCTAAGGGAAGTCTCCGAGTGGATCAACTCTGTCTCCGATGAAAAACTCTCTCATCAAGGACTAAAAAATATCTGGTATAAAGAAAGACCAGACAATCCTCTTCTTCTAAAAAGAAAGAAAGAAATCCAAAAGATTAATTCTCGTAGAAAGAAGTACACGAGAGAAGAAAGGATGGAGAGAAATCGCAGGAGAAAGATCTCTAACGAAAAAAGAAAGATCACTCTCGCTAAAAGACGAATCGAAAGAGTCACGGAAGAAGTAAATATCCTCAAGGGTATAGAGACTTCTCCTGTCATAGAAATCGATTATTCTTCCCTTCCTGAAGTCTCAGAAGAAGTAGATACCATACAGGAATTTATCTTTAAGCCTAACCCTGGCCCACAGACAACATTCCTTTCTGCCCCTGAACGAGAAGTTCTCTACGGGGGCGCGGCGGGTGGCGGAAAGAGTTATGCTTTGATTTCTGATCCTCTTCGTTATTTCGGAAATAAACACTTCAATGGTCTTCTTGTCCGTAGAACTAATGATGAACTCCGTGAACTCATCTGGAAGACCAAGGAGCTTTATCCACAAGCTTACCCAGGGGCTGAGTTCAAAGAGAAACAGTCTGAATGGAGATTTCCTTCTGGTGCAAAACTCTGGATGTCTTATCTTGAAAGAGATGAGGATGTCCTCCGCTACCAAGGTCAGGCTTTTACATGGATAGGTTTTGACGAGCTCACCCAGTACTCCACACCATTCGCATGGGATTATCTTAGATCTCGTCTTCGTTCTGCCGATCCTGAGATGTCCAAGAATCTCGCAATGAGAGCAACGACAAACCCCGGAGGTCCTGGCCATGGATGGGTCAAGAGGATGTTCATCGATCCTGCCCCTGCTGGAAAAGCCTTCTGGGCAACTAATATCCAGACAGGAGAGACCATCGTTTATCCTCCAGGTCATCCAAAAGCAGGGCAACCTCTTTTCAAAAGACGGTTTATTCCAGCCCGTCTCTCAGACAATCCTTTTCTTGCTGAAGATGGTAACTATGAAGCAAACCTCCTTGGTATGTCAGAACAACAGAAAAGACAACTCCTTGATGGTGATTGGAATGTAGCAGACGGTGCGGCGTTCGAAGAATTTAGAGAACACATTCATGTCTGTGAACCCTTTGATATTCCTAAAAACTGGAGACGGTTCCGTTCATGTGACTATGGTTATTCTTCTTTCTCTGCCGTCCATTGGTATGCGATTGATCCTGATGGAGTTCTCTATGTCTATCGTGAACTCTACGTGACGAAAAAAGAGGCAGACGAACTCGCCAAATTGATTCTTGATCTTGAAAAAGGTGAACGGATTGATTATGGGGTCCTAGACTCCAGTCTGTGGTCAAAGAGAGGTGATCCAGGTCCTTCTATTGCTGAACGAATGATTCGTGCCGGTTGTAAATGGAGACCATCTGATCGTTCTCCTGGTTCTAGGATAGCTTCTAAGAACAGGTTACATGAACTTCTTAAGCCTAAATTTTATGGAAATGACATCGTAAAACCGGGTATCATTTTCTTCAATACTTGTAGACAGATCATTTCAGATCTTCCTATCATCCCCATGGATCCAAAAGGCTCTGACGATATTGATCTTCGTTATGCTTCCGATCATGCCTATGATTCAATTCGTTATGGGATTATGACAAGGCCCCGTCCGGGTTCTGCTTGGGAAGATAGTTATAAACAACGACCAGAATATGACAAACCAGCGAATGAGTTCTTTGGATATTAAGATAAAGGTAAAACATGGCTATACTTGATGAAAACGACTCCTTGATTTCTTCGCTTGGAGGCTCAAAAGAAGGTGGTAATGCGACTGTCTATCTAGAAGAAACCGGAAATGGCAAACAGGCGATAGAGAATGAGAATGATAAATATTCTTTCCTTGCCTCCCACGTTCGTTCTCTGTTCAACAAATCAAAAGACAAACGATTGACAGAAGAAAGGCGTTGGTTAGAAGCCCATAGAAACTATCGAGGAATTTATGGGCCAGAGACACAATTCCGTGATAACGAGAAGTCTAAGGCTTTTATTAAAATTACAAAAACAAAAGTCCACGCGGCATTCGCCCAGACGACAGACATCATTTTTTCTGGTAATAAATTTCCTATCGAAGTCCGTCCTTCCCCTGTCACTACCTCTGATCAAGAGGATTCAGTCTATATTGATCCAGAAGAAGACAAGATTGAAGAGCAGACAGGATATAAAAGTAAAAGTGCCACTATAGCTCGGCAAGATATTTTTAACAAGGTTGGTCCTTATAAGGGAGTCCTCGAAAGAGTAAAAGACAAGCTTCGACTCGGAACAGGAAAAACCCCGACTGCACAGACTTGGGAACCCAATGTTCTTGCTGCTAGAAATATGGATAAAAAGATTCAAGACCAACTAGAAGAGAATGACGCGAGTAAATCTCTTCGCTCAACTCTTTTTGAAATGTGTCTCTTCGGGACAGGAATTTACAAAGGACCTTCTCTAAAGAACAAAGAATATCCGAAGTGGACAAAAGACGGAAAATATGAACCTGTCTTCATGGCTCAACCTGATCTTCGTTCTGTTTCTATCTGGGATAGTTATCCCGACCCCGATGCGACATCTGCTTCTGACATGGAGTTCTTCATTGAACGTCATAGACTTTCTAAGACAGAACTACGTAATTTGAAGAAACGTCCTTTCTTTCGTGAAGAAAGTATCGAAATAGCGATAGAGACAGGAAATAATTATACTCCCGAATACTGGGAGACATCTCTAGAGGCGCAAGACGGAGACTATCTCAATCCTGATATTCAGAGATGGGAAGTTCTTGAATTCTGGGGGTATGTCGACAAAGATCTTGTAGAAGGTACAGAGATACAAATTCCCAAGGAGTATAAAGACAAAGATCAAATTCAAGTCAATATTTGGATTTGTCACAATCAAATTATCCGATTAGTCTATAATCCCTTTACTCCTGAGAGAATTCCTTATTATATCATTCCGTATGAGATTAATCCTTATTCTGTCTGGGGTATTGGTGTAGCCGATAACATGGCTGATACACAACAGCTTATGAATGGCTTCCTTCGTCTTGCTGTCGATAATGCAGTTCTTTCGAGTAACGTAATGATCGAACTCGACGAAGATATGCTTGTCCCAGGACAGGAGATGAAGTTTCATCCTGGCAAGATATTTAGGAGACAAGGTGGTCAACCAGGTCAGAGCATTCATACGATCAAAGTAGAAAATCGATCTCAAGAGAGTATTCAACTTTTTGATAAAGCAAGACAATTGGCTGATGAAGCGACAGGTATGCCGAGTTATTCACACGGTATTTCTGGAGTGATGGGTGTCGGCAGGACAGCCGCAGGTATGCAAATGCTCATGGGTGCTGCTGCACAGAACATCAAGTCAGTCGTAAGAAATCTCGATGATTATCTTTTTGCTCCTCTCGGAAGAAACATGTTTGCATTTAACATGCAATTTTCGTTTGACGAGAAATACATTGGTGATCTAGAAGTTGTTGCAAAAGGGACTGAGTCTCTCGTTAAGACAGAAATCAGAACCCAGAAGCTCCTTCAGTTTCTACAACTTTCATCAAATCCGATGGATGCACCCTTTATTAAAAGAGACTATCTCCTCCGTGAGATTGCGCTCGGTCTCGATATCGATCCTGAAAAGGCAATCAATGATCCACGGGAAGCTGCAATTCAGGCAACAATGCTGGCAGACTTTATGAAGAAGATGGGCATCGATCCAAACAACCAGAAACAGAGTA